AAGTGGTATTTTGCTTAAAAAATTAAGATATAAAAAAGAAGCCCTGGATTTTACTCCAGGGCTTCCCAACCATGACCACAACTACAACCAACTTACCATCTAAATGTTACACTCTCGTAATGTTGAGTACTTGCAGCGCAAAAGGATTGTATGCACCAATGCCAATTTGCTCAAAGATTGAAAAACCAATCAAACGGTTCTTCGGATCATCAGCAGATAGTACCGTCAACTCGGTTCGTACTGGGATACGACCAAAGAATTCCGGTTCACCGCACACATACACAGTACCTTCAGGCACAATACGAGAGACCATCAACTTAGCACCCCACAGAGTAGCCATCAAACCAGTTTTCAGCAACACAGCTTGAGTTTCAATATCAAGAGTATCTCTGTCCCATTTACGCAGGTCAGCGTAGTCTTTCGCATTCAGGAACACGTAAGCCACACGCATATCCACACGTTCAATATTGGCAAACGCATCAGCGAGAGCATTAGCTGTCAGATTGCCAGTAACAGGGATTGCCGGATTTGGGTTGGTCGGATCAGCAGACAGAGCATCCATAACCGCAAACACTTTACGGTCTTCTTCTGCCTGAATTTCCGACTTTGCCAGATCCACAGAGCGTTCAATCAGGTCAAAACGACGCTGTTTGATTTCTGTTAATTGAATTTCGGGGTTGGAAGCAATTTCGAACAGAGGGAAAAGCACTCTTTTCGGTTTTGCCACTGCCACAATATTTTCACCTTCTTCGCCTACAACGTAAGCTGTCACATCAGGGTCTTTATCGTAAATAGGAAGTGCGCCATCCGGCAGAGCTTCCACATAAAACGCTTTACGACCAACAGATGCATAGTCACGCCGTCTGCGTAACGGTTGAATCATACTCGCAGCCAAACGCTGACGGCCAGCAGCCGTGCGAATCAACTGAGAAATGATTTCTTGTTTCTGTTGATTACTAACCATAATACATTCTCCTTTTTTCTCTACCTATTTTTAGGCTTATTGGCTAGAGATTTATTGTAGCCAGAAGTATCTCATTTTGAGTTGAGTATTGATAATTATCAAAAACTCTAGTTATACTTCGTAACTATTTTGCCAAACCACCACATTATGGTGCGTTAAGCTAATTAAATACGCATGTCAAGACCAAGCGTAGGACTCGCCACCGAAGGTTTCTTTGTACAAATACCAATTACAGTACCTTCACTGGAAACTTCATTAGTCAGCAAACCTTGCGCATCACTATACAACTTATTACCAACAGCATAAGTAATAGCAGCCGTACTAGAATCATTTGTCGCATACACATCAACTTCCACAGAAGCCATACATTTAATTACGGCAACTTTACCGGAAGCGACCGCAGGACTATTTTCAAACGCTGCGCCAGCAGCATCATTCACAAACAGACCCACAGGGCGAAGAGTATCTGTACCAGGAACTACTGTATAATCCAAACCAGCAGAAACCGCTGCTACTGAACCACCCAAAACACCACGAGGGGTATTCACAGACAGTGTGCTATTGGGGTGCACTCCATAATTAGCTTTTGTGAAGCAATCACCGGAAAGCACCGGAATGCTATTCATCATACCTCTAATTAGAATTTTAAGACTCATTGTTTTTCTCCTTCTTTGAATTGTTTATCCGGCTTATCTAAAAATTTCACTCACATCGGGAGCCGATTCCCAAATGGAGGCGATGTCAGTCAAAGTACTCTTACTTGCTACTTTAGGTTGACCACCGAGTTTCTTAATCCCAGCTTTCTTAGATGAAACCTTTTCCTCTTCTTGTGCTTTCTCTTCAGTTACATCTTCTGCAAACAAAGAAGCAATTTGTTCATCATCTGCTGTTTCTTGCTGAGGCTCTTCCATTGAACTTGTCAATTCAATATCCATAGCAGTAGGATCCACCTCTTCAGCTTTCTTGGATTTCTTGTCTTCCTTCTTGGCTTTTACTTCATCATCAGCTTCAACTTCATCTTCAGCTTCAACCTCATCTTCAGCCAAAATAGAAGCAAATAGTCTAGCAAGTTTTTCTTCCTTCTTGGATTTCTTTTCTTCCTTCTTGGCTTTTACTTCATCATCAGCTTCAACTTCATCATCAGCTTCAACTTCATCTTCAGCCTCAACTTCATCTTCAGCTTTCTTGTCTTTCTTGTCTTCCTTCTTGGCTTTTACTTCATCTTCAGCTTCAACTTCATCTTCAGCTTCATCTTCAGCTTCATCTTCAGCCAAAATAGAAGCAAATAGTCTAGCAAGTTTTTCTTCCTTCTTGGATTTCTTTTCTTCCTTCTTGGCTTTTACTTCGTCATCAGCCTCAACTTCATCTTCAGCTTCCAACTCATCATCAGCCTCAACCTCATCTTCATCCAAAACAGAAGCAAACAGTCTAGCAAGTTTTTCTTCCTTCTTGGATTTCTTTTCTTCCTTCTTGGATTTCTTTTCTTCCTTCTTGGATTTTACTTCATCATCAGCTTCAACTTCATCATCAGCCTCAACTTCATCTTCAGCTTTCTTGTCTTTCTTGTCTTCCTTCTTGGCTTTTACTTCGTCATCAGCCTCAACTTCATCTTCAGCTTCAACTTCATCATCAGCCTCAACTTCATCTTCAGCTTTCTTGTCTTTCTTGTCTTCCTTCTTGGCTTTTACTTCATCATCAGCTTCAACTTCATCATCAGCTTCAACTTCATCTTCAGCCAAAATAGAAGCAAACAGTCTAGCAAGTTTTTCTTCCTTCTTGGATTTCTTTTCTTCCTTCTTAGCTTTTACTTCATCATCAGCTTCAACTTCATCATCAGCTTCAACTTCGTCTTGAGCATATAATTTTTGTGTTCTAGCAAAACGGCTTAAAGTTCTATCCATAGCCTTTTTACTCAAAGCCATAAAATCACGTGCTTGAGATTCAATCACATTATCATCAACTTTTTCACCAAGCAATAAAACTGCAATACGCACAGCCTTGTTTGCCGCTTCACGTACACTCGCTACTGTCGGAGGATTAGCTTCAGGAATACCAAACCCAATCTCATCGTGACTATCATTTTTCCATTCAGTACGCATATCCGGCAACTCGTGATTTACTGTTTGTTCAAAAGTATGATACTGTTCCCAAACAGGATCTCTTCTTTCCTGATTTACATTACCAGGATAAGGAATACTACTATCAGCAGCTCTACGTTGTGTTAATCTTCTTCTCATAAATTATTCCCTCTCTTTTTTAATTTTTTCAATTTTAGCATCTATTTCATCAGCAATTTTATCTACTCTAAAAGCCAAATGATAGCGACCTTTTCTTTCCAAATAATTAGCAACTCTATCTAGTCTCCGAGAAGCCTGTCTCAATCTAGCTATCTGCGGAGTAGTTGGTGATTCCTCGCCAACTTCTAATGTCGTATCATGGGTAGCCAATTCTTCGCCATGCGCTTCATTTTCAACTTCAGTAAATCTTTCCTGTGTAATATCTTCTTCTACACCACTAGGATCTTCCAAACTCGCTTCCAGCTCATCATCAGCTTCCAACTCATCATCAGCTTCCAACTCATCATCAGCTTCCAACTCATCATCAGCTTCCAACTCATCATCAGCTTCAGTCAAATCTTCAGACAAGCAAGCCTGTTCATTTTCTTCCAGACTAGCTAAACGTCTTTCCAAAGCTCTAATCTCTCTCGCAACTTGTTCTTTTGAATCTTCTTGAGATTCTTTAATTTCTTTTTTAGCTATTTCTTTTTCCAAAGCAGCTATTCGCCGCATTAAACTAATTCTACTTCTCATGTTTTTCCCTCCAATTTGTTTTAAACTATAATACAGGGCTTCACTTAAAACAAAAATATCAAAAAATTATTAAAGTTTTAAGAATAACCCTTATTTTTCAATACATTATCGTACAAGATATTTTGCTAGTTTAACTAATCTAGCAGCAATTTCTTTTCGTTCTTCTCCAGTTAAAGGCCAATTTTTATTAGCTCTTTCATTCTGATTACTTTCTACCAATTCTTCACTTTCCACAATATCATCAGACTGAATAATATCATCAGCTTCAACCTCGTTATCTAGCGCATAAAATCTTCTTGCTAGATATTTTTTATTTCTACCTGTCAATCTTCTTCTCATAATTTACCCTTTCAATTAAATTTCATCTTCTTCATCGCTATTGATAGCTGCCAACAATTTACCAAAATCTCCTGTAGGCATGTTCTGAATTCTTCTTTTAGCCAAATTAAAAACTTCAATACTAGAATAGTTACTAGGATCCATATTAGCTAAAAAATCTTTTTTAAGTTTTTGCTCATTACGAACATAATACTTACCAATATCTTTTTCTGGAACTCTTTGCCCTAGTGTCCGTTTAAAACCTGCTAATTCTTTTAATTCATTCTCGTCACCCGACAACAAATTTTTATCCATTATTTCTTGAACTTTAGATAATGATTTTTTATTAACCTGTTTTTTAACATGTGGTCTTTGATTGCGAATTAATGGACGACGTCTTCTATCAGACTTTCCAGGTTTATTTTCTACAACTCTATGCTTACTTCTATCAGCATCAGGATGGTCTTTCAAATATTTATCCAACGCATCTTGTGTCGGGAAATCTATTGCTACCAAACTTTTTGCTATACTTACTAATTCTCTTGCTACTCTCTTCATAATTTTTACCTCCTTATTTTTATCTTATAATTCTTTCAATCATATCCTCTCGTTTACGACGTAATAATTCTGCTCTAGCAACCTTTAATACTAACATACTAGCTCTATCAGCTACTCTTAACTTAAATAATTCTTCCATCGTTTGACTCAACTTACTCGTTGGAAACGATAATACTTGTGAAGCCTCTCTTGAGATATCCGAAACATAATGATTTAACACTGCTCCGGTAAATGCTGGTTTCTCTACCCAAGAAGCTTCTATAAATTTACAAGATTTTGGATCTCCAACTCTTTTACCATTTTTCATTATAGTACGACCACAAAGCTCTGCTGTAACTCGCTCAATCTTTTTATCATCTACATATTTATGTAACATCTCTTTCTCTAAATGTTCACAATTAGGCTCTTTTTCCCCTATAACCTTTCCACATTTACTACATTGAACATAATCACAAATACAACCCATAGACAGTGTTGTAAGTTCTCTCGATATTATTTTCTTTACCAAATCTTCATGCTCTTTACTATTAGCCACCAAAATATCTATAAAATAAACATTAGCTTCCCCTTTTGCACCTTTAAATTTAACAGGTCTAGCTACTGCATCAATAATTTTACCTTTAGATAACTCCGGTATTTGAACATGTTCTAAATAAGACTCTCCACCTATAAATGTTTTAAAAGTAGCTAACAAAACTTCATTACTCCAAGCATTACCATTATTATTAACTAATTCATTGCAAGATTCTTTAATAGTATGTCCATCATTTTCCAGCTCAACAGAAGATACTATCGTACAATGTGTAAATATATAATCATCTTGATTGTATTTTTTCCAATCTACATCAATTTCTCGTGCTAAACGAATTCTTGAACCACAAGTCAAATGACCCCAATCATTTTTAGGATTATTTAATATAGTTGCTACTGGTAAATCCAAATTAACAGTTTTTGCTCCTGCCATCATTAAACACATATTGTCTTTACATCGCCTTTGCATAACTGTTTTCTCCTAGTTTTAACTTCCAAGTTTAAATCTAAACTATCATTATTCTCTTTATTAACATCTATATGAATTTTTGTTACCAACTTACTCAACTGAACCTTAAAACGACATATTGGACATACCCACATCTTGTCACTTCGCAAAAAAGGTTCTTTAACCATATCTACCTTACATTTCGGACAAAACGGAATTCCACGTTTTTGTTCACTACGTGTCATTCTGTATGTCCGACCTGGTGCAGCCCAATAAGCTCCTTTACGAACTTTTTTATCCAAATTTAATATCTCTTTTGCTATTAATAATAAATCTCTAGCAGCTTTAACAAACATAACAAATCACCTCTTTTATTCCTGTTCATCGCCTTCCTGGTTAAACGGACAATTATATTGTCTATTCCTTCTACCGTAACCATGAGGGCCTGTCCCATCAGGAATACCAGGTACAACTCCTGCCAATTTATTATTTTCTGTTACTTCTTTTGCACCTTCCTCCATCAAACTTACCTCATCTTCCAGTAATTCATTTAAAAGCGTTTGCAATTCCCCCACGTGAGTACGCTCCTCATCAGCTATTTCTTGTAAAACTTTCCTAACTCTTTCGTTATCAATAGAATCAGCGATAGTTTCATACTGATTTATAGCACCTTCTTCTGCTATTATTGCATCTCTTAATGCTCTTGTTAATTCTCTTTTTGTTAATGTAGGTAAAGTTTTAACGTTCTGTAAATGCTGTGCTTTTCTTAAACCTTTAAAAAAACAATTTCTCCCACGTCTTGTTTTTGCCATCCTGGTACGAACCAATGGCGATTGATACTGTTCTAACACTATCTCATCTGGATCATGCTGCACCAATGAACCACCATTCCAACATACATTAATTTTATTCAATTTAGGCAAAACTTCTTTAACAACACCCAGAAAACCTCCCTGACGACAACCAACAGGTACAACTAAATCTCCAGGAACAAACCTACAAACCATACAAGCTAACCCATCGGTTACTCCCCATAAACTACTTCCTCTACGTTTTTTCATAATTTTTTCTCCTCAAAAATTAAAATCTTTACCCTTTTAAAATAAAAAAATATCAAAAAAAAATTAAATTTTTACGCTATTTGAACTGGCCATCTGGGTTTAAACCTATTTTTCAACAATGTAACTTTCATAATATTTCTAGCCACAAAAGATTTTATACGTCTATCTTTCATGTCATATGCCCATAAAACCCTTTTCCACCTACTACTTATTTTACGATAATCCCATTCATAAGGTGAAACACAATAGTGTTTTATTTCTCTTGTTTTTTCTTTTCTATAAACTATCTCTATTTGTCGCAAACTTAACGCAGCTTCACGAACAGTAAGATTGAGTCTCCTACTAGAAATTACTAACTCTGCATCAGGCGTAAAAATTTTCTTAGGTTTCTTTTTTACGTTTTTGTTTTGCTGTTCATTCATAAAATGAATACGATCAGCATATTCTCGCATTGCTTCTGCAAATGATAATCCCATAAATTATGGTCTCCTCCATGTATCTCCAACTTGGTCTGTCAAACCATTTCTGTTAGCTTCTGACCCTATACCTTGTTCCCACATATATTGATTTTCTTCTATATCGTTTTGATTAACATCAAGAACAATATCTTTAGGATTATTAGACCAAGACTTACAATTTATTCCATTATATTGGTCAGGTTCTTTTTCTCCATAACGTTTAAACCAATATAATGCCATACAATAATTCTTATGAACACAAGATAAACATCCTTGACCTTTTGGTCTTGTTTCTGTCCCTGTTTCAGGATATGGAAAAGAAAATCCAGTCATAAAAATTATTTTGGTTATTTTTGTTTGCCAGTGTTGTCTTTTTTATCTTTCTGCGGAACAATCTTATCTTTAACTTGTTCGTAGTTTTTATTTGAAATGTCTGATTTTATGTTGTTCTCGAAATTTCTCATCTTGTTGACAATAACTCCATCAACCATTTCAAGAGCCGGTTCATCTCCGAGTTCCTTTTTCTTACGGATTAAATAGCGGCGAGCAATCTCATCTTCAACCATTTTGTCAGTAATCAACGGTTTGTTGTTTTCAAGACTATCGACAAGAATTTCAGTCGGAATTGTTGATAGTGCTCTGGATACAGCTTGATTATTAGTCGAAATTGCAACGCTCATTCGGTCAAGCATTATTTTAATTCTCATGGTGTCATATGTTTGATCTTTAAAAATGTTTGATTCTTGGATAGCATATAATAATTTGTCCTTAGCAGAATCTGTGT